ATAATTCCGCCGGATATTACAATACCAACACGTGTTCCTATCGCTAGGAGGGTGGATTTTGAAGAATTCCATAATGCACAAGTTCAAGATAGATTTGAAGCGGATGTTTTTGTGAAAGGACATTTGACAAACCAATTTCCTGACACTCCAAGAATTCGTTTTGATGCTGCTTACAAACTGCTTGAGGTTATTGAACGAACACCGGGAAGGAATCGCCGCGAACGTTCTGCAAAAGCTCGTCGTTTCCTGGATGCAATTGCTGGGACGGATGAAGATCCTCGTTACACGAATTCTCCGATTGCTTCATGGGCTGCCTATCAAAGAGCTGATGATCATGAATCCTGGTTGATGGCTAAGAAGCAACGTATACGGTACAGCACCCCGGAAAATAACATTCATAATTACTTGTCGCAAATGAAGTTCGGTGATCTCTGCTGGGAGGCCTTCAGACATTATATGGGTTGGTTGGTTCCAGTTCCTTGGAATGAGTTACGTTACCATTCTTGCGTTGAAAAGTTTCAATTTCGTAGAGGTGAAAGGTCTGAAAATTTGAAGAAAGGTTCTTTGAATCGAGCCGATCCAAATTTCAACATAACCATAACTCTAAAGCAACAAATAAAGCTCAAAGATGAGGAATGGAAACCCGCGAAACCACCACAACCAGTCTGGATACATCCTGACCATCAATTGTTTACAGAAGGGCCTTATGGCATGTTGTTGCTTGATTTGTTGATCGAACACAAACCACCTTATTGGCATTTCCATGCTAAAGAAACCTTCCAATCATTTGAGACCTGGGTTGGGCAACATTTGAATGGTGTTGAAAAATTTGAAATGAATGATTTGGTAGGGCAAGATCAAAGTACTCAAGGTTGGGCTGTTAGGGTTTTGGAAAATTTGATGCGCTGGTTTTCCTTCCCAGAACATGTGATAAATGAGTTCAAGAATAACAAGCTCTTTAAAACACTTGATGGACGAATCTTCATTGCTATAATGACGGACTCTGGCGAAGTTTGGACATTTATAATAAACACTGTGTCTAATACTGCCAGGGAATGTTTCATGTTTTCAATACAACCAGGACAACCGATGGCTCAAGGTGGTGATGATACGCTAAAGGGCTTTGTGAATCCTATTAACCCTCAGTACGAAGTTTTTCGGCACATGGACT